AAATTGGTATGTTACTAATATTAATCTTATTCACACCAGTGAACGTATGTTTGGTAAAATTTGGAGTTTTATCTGTTTTCAGAGGTCCAAGTGCAGTCAAATAACCTGAATCTGTTTCATACAATACGGCGATTAGATGATCTCCAATATCAGTATTACCCGTTACTCCATTCGCGACTGTCATCGCTGTATTACTAATAGGAGGATTACCAGCAGCTATACGTGCAGTAGCCGGAAGTGGTATATCAGATCCATTATAGACATACAGAAATTGATTCTGCATCCCTAGTTCATAGTTTACACCTTGGGCATTAACGTATGTCTTGAATGGAGTAATATAAGCGCGACCCGCTATAGCTACGAATCCAAAATCTTCCATTCCAGCAATAGTTAAAATAGGTCCATGTATTACTTGTGGACTTCCTGGAATAACATGATAGATACTACCTGTATAGGTCAATACAAGTAAAGTCTGACCTGTCTGAGTTACATAATCATATATTCTCCAAATATCACCTAATGAAGTAAGTGAGTATTTATCTAATGGAGGTCTAGTTTCAACTCCTGAATTGAAGAATTGAATATTATCAGCTTGAGTGAAATGATCTGATGGACATGACTCAGCATCACCTCTAGCCCACAGTCCACCAAATTGTTCAATTACAAGTGGTTGATGATCTCGTAGTCCCGGCATGATTTATACCCAAATGAATTTGACTACGATTGAACCCGTACCTGCATAATCAATGTAAAGTGGTGATGGTGCTAATGGTTGTCCAAGTGATATAAATGTAGGATTAGTTGGATGCAAAATTATACCATTATCTTCTAATATAGATTTAAGTACAATTTGACCTGCATTATTAGATGGAGGTAGAATCAATACACCAGTTACAATATATCCTGGTGCAATAGGTGGAAGAACTTGATGACCACCATTACTAAATGTCAAGACATCTACTTCACTTGTTGCAGCAGGATTCTCAGCACAGTTTACCACCTGATCCAATACAATATCTCCTATTGTATGAACATGAATCTGGACATTTGATCTAGATGCCATTAGTAACCTCTACTCTTATATCCAGCTCTAAATGGTCTATGCCGAGTCATCATCTGTTGTCTACCTTTGTTACTGATTCCAATGATTCTTTCGATTGATTCTTCTGCTTTCATTTCTAGCATAGCCGAACGAGTTGGATTCTCTCCAATGAATTGCGCGCACAATGCTGCAGTCTTATAGCTCAGAAATGGCATAGCTAAAACAGTTCCAATTACTTCATTTCCCTCTTGTGCTGATACAAAAGGTCTACGAATATAATTTAACTGAATCTCTCTTGGTGTAGTAGCACCATTTGGATTGAATTTTATTTTCTGTTCATGCCAATACCAATATAGAAGTGAACTACTTGCTACAACTTCATCAGGAAATTCCTTCCTAGGTAGTGGAATGAATACATCATTAGTACCCATTCCCCTTTCACCTACTTCCTGAATTTCTACTAAATCAAAAGGAAGATTAACAAGCATAGTATCACCTACTTTTACCGGATAAATAGGTGATACTTGATTAGTAAGACCAACATTAGATTCTATTAATCGTTCATTCAGTTCTTCTATAGCCATATTTAAGTATACATTTACATTTTCAGAAGTATAATCCGTTTTATTTGGATCATTCAATAATGCTGCTGCCCTATCAATTACCTGATAGGCAACCAAATGTAAAGTACTCATCTTACGCCACCGTTACTGTGTAGTTTCCACCCGAAATGACGAACGTAACAGCAGTAGTGATATTTAGATCGAATTCCTTGATGTTATCTCCTACTGCCTGTTCCGTTGAAATGAATAGTCTTTTACCAACCAAATCAAATTCAATTCCAATGACATTTGAAATTACCATAGCCGAAATTGTACGGTCAGGACCAGTCTTACCTGTGATGGTTACTTGATGTGGCATTGTTCTGTCTCCTTAATTGGTAGGTGAAGGAAATTCTATAACACGTTTACCGCATTCTACACAAATGACATAATGCCAAAGTTCATTACCACGCCATTCTGTGTAATTCATACACGGCTCAATGTGAAGTAGATGTTTGAGCCAATGAATCATTGAACGAATGTTAAACCGAGTTCCTTAGCCTTAACAGGGTCTGCTACTGCCTTACATGTAGCACAAATGGGAAAATTACTGTTACGAAGTGAACCACACGCCACGCACTTGACCAATTCAGCAGTCTGTAGATCACCTAACCATGGTTTAGCTGTGATATTCAGTTCCCTACATGCCATGCGTGCATCATCAGATATAGAAAGAGGATTTCCATTAGACCTAGACCATAGAATGTCAGCTATTCTAACTAATTCAAGGAACCATTTCTTCTGATTCGCATTCGCCTTAGCGAGTAGAGGTAAATGGTCTTTCTTTATCTTCTCTACTGTATACTCACCAGGTACGTAGAATAAACCCGGCATCATATCACCCATATTACATGCTAGTAGACCATTCGCGTAATCACGTACCACAGAATCAGCAATCTGAATGCTAGAGACAGGTATTTCGAGTAGTGGTTGATTTTCATCTACTTCACGCCACCATGATGACGGCCCAACTACTAGAATTGCTGGATTCTCATATGTTCCGGGAGCTAGATTAAAGAAACCCGGTGAAACTGTAGCCTTCCTCTCATTAATTTGCTTTGGGAGGATTGACACGATGGTAGATTTATCTAGTGGATTGACTTGTGCGCGTATCGTTCTACGATTAGTTTGTTGCATACCTGGAAATTCGCCTACTAGAGTCATTAATTCTCCTTAGAATAATTACGAGGGACCACAATGGCCTCTCCATACTTCATTGCATCACCTGTATCTGTCTCATTACCAAATAATTCTTTACCTAACTTCTCAATTCGTGCATCTCTACCTTCAGGGGTGGTGTTTTCTTCACTATCCACATATTTAACCAATGATTTCTTACCCAAGGCCGCGTAAAGTACGTCAATTACTAGCTTAGTAGCTTCCCAGATAGGAGGTAGAGGGAAGTTATTTACATCTTTATATGCCCAAATTGGTTCGTAACTCAATTTCTGCGTAGGCAGTTCTTCTTTATTAACGTCTGGTATGACTACGAGTCTTTCAAGCACGTATAAGTCCTTGAGATACGGATATTTCTTTACTTCCTGAACGGAGGGATACAAATATTGTACCCCTCCTTCAGACTCAGAAATTAATCGTTTCTCAACCTCGTCATTGGCCCACGTTATTCTGAACATGGCACGTCCCGTGTCAGAATCTAAACCAAAGTAGTCAATGAGTCTACGATTGAGAGTTTCGATTGATTCCATTAGTTAGACACCATTCTCAATAATCCACTTACCGAGAGATTTCACATAGATCAGCATCAATGCTCTATTCTGCGCGGCTGCCAAACCCACGAGAATATTACCCGATGTACCCAGTGTAATACCACCAGCAGTGGGAACAATAATCACAAATCCACTAAAACCACCCCCAAACGTGGGAATGATATTATTGATTGTGGTAGTACCTGTCAACAGCACTATATCAGTCTTTGGACTGATTGTAGCTGCTGATGCCAGTGTACTTTCACTTAACTTGCTTGTAGTCCCCGGTATCATATATACCTCTTTCCCCACCCACCACCATTTAACTTGCGTTTTTTGGCCGAAATTTAATTAATCTATTTTTCTTGCATATTCTGCATTGTCGAATTGTCTTACCATCACGTTGTTGATAATGATAAGTATTTTCCTCAGTATACTCATGCCCATTTATGCAATGAGTAATATCTGAAAATCGACCACGCGCAGTTCCTGCATTTACAGTATCTTTAACATTATCTGCTGGAGTTCCAACATATAGATGGTCAGGATTCCAACATCTTGCAACTTTACATTCAGGCTTATGAAGTACTTGTAAATAGGTGTATTCTGGACGATACCCTAAAAAAAGCATGGCTGAAAGACGATGAACATAGTACATTTCACCATCAATCATTATACGGCCATGTTCTTTATTTATGGTTCCCTGCCATTCCCAACAACCTGTGTCAGAATTGACAGAAGTTCTTTCTTCCAGAATTTTAAGGATCTTTTGACCCCATTCACCTTTATAATAGTACTCCATAAGCCTCCTATATCACCCTACAGGCACGTACCTCTGTGTATTCGGATTGAATACAAGAAGCATTACCTCACCTACTACTGATGCCTTGGTAGTTGCAATACCACCTACACCAGCAGTAGCCGTAATACCACCAGTACCAGCGAATTGAATCGCCAGCATATGAGTGTGTAGAACAGGTGGCGTAATAACAGTAATTGCCACGTTACCTGTCAATATAGTCAGAAATCCAGTAGGTACAATCGTAGCTGCTGACGCGATGGTCAGTGGAGCTGAATTGTTTACAGGATTCAACTGTGCCCAATCTGAAGCGACTATAGGCATTGTATCCTCCTAGTATCCAACTGGAACGGCGAGTGTATCGATATAGGAACATGCAGCCGGATTACTCACGAACGTCTGCATTCCTACAACCATGTAGAAGATTTCCGCTGCGGCTACACCACCAGATGCACCGCGAATCTCGAAAATCTTACGACCGTCAGTAGTGTAGAATCCGATGGGGAGAATCTCTGCGCGGCCCCATACTTCATCCACAATAAAGTCAATTCTAGTCTTGTCCCACGAGAAGTGGGGCTTTACACCAGCTCCAGCGAGCTGCATATTGTTTCCGAAATACATGTTAAGACCTTCTTCTTTCGTGGTCTTCTGTATAATGGAAACCAACTGTCCAATTTCCTCATATGCCTGCATCTGACAAGGATGCAACCATGCAGTAGGATAAGATGAATTCTCCATTCCTACCCTATTGCCAATCTTGTTCATCGCAAGACGTGGCAGAGGAAGTGTCAGTGCCGCACCACCAGCATTGACACGATTAGCACGAATTTCTGGTGTAGTGGAACGAGAGAATCCGAGCCACGTACCAGCAGATGCATTCGAGTGATGATATGGAACACCAAACAGAGCAGGTAGACTAGCAGGTGCAGCGATACCATCAGTCACCAGTTTATCCGTAGGTGCCACACCAGCAATCTGTGGAGTAATAGAAATTACCTTATTCTCCACATCCCACTGAGTGATGAGTCCCTTACCACGATTAATGGCAAGAGCCGCATCCCATACCTGAATGGTCTGTCCAAACCTGACCAAACGAGCACCGAATCCATCAGTAGTCAGCGTGATGACGTTAGAACCACCAGCAGGGGTGTCAGTAGTAACCGTACCTACCACACCATCACCAGTCTGCATCATCTGACTATCGAGCTGACGACGCATCTCATCTAATGCTGTTGCAGTCAATCTACGTACAGCATTGACGATAGCTTTACGCGCATCATCAGTGGCCCACTGTGTCAGTTTCGTGTATTCGATGTTCTCTGACAGGAATACACAATTCAACACAGCCTTATCGAACGTAGGACCACCACCACGACCCAAATCTCCACCATCAGGATTGAAGTATTGAAAACTTCCACCCGGACGAAGTTCCAATGGAACTCTCATCTGACGATGGGAGATTTTCTCTACATCACGCTTTTTAATGTGTGAGTAGAACTTATCTTCCCGCTCGAACAGCAATCGAACCTTTGGAACTACATGTTCCAATTCTGTTGCTGCTACCTGTGCTTCAACTACAGCCATTTTATTTACCCTCAGTCCTTCATCAGAAAGTCTGCTGAAGACATACCTTTCGGAATGTCCGATGCTTTACGTATCCGTCCACTAGAGGGGGTAGTGGAACTCCCATTACGTGTGATTGGGCTTCTACTATTGAAGCCATTTCCTTCATCTGACTCGCGTGCGCGACCTTTCATTGCATCATTTCTGGCCTTTTTTATTACTGTAGGCAACAGTGTCTTCGCCTTACTAAGGTACGCGCTCTTTATCCTATCGGTCGAACTTTTGTCAAAGTTTGACTGGAAAGCTTTCTCCCATAATTTGTCTAATAGTGATCTGAATCGCGTATCTTTCGATATTAAAGTTTCTAGATTCTCAAATGCCTCTTTAGTAGCATGATTTTTCACATAGTCAGACATAGTACCACGAGGATCTATGTGACCATCGATGGTAGATTTGAGTACATTATCTGCTCTAGTCTGAAGATCGTCCTTAACTCCTTCAAACTTCGTGTAAAACAACTGCTGCCTTTGTTGTTCTACAGCCTGTTCTGCATTCTGTATACGTGGGTCTGCCTGTCTACTCAGATTCGTAGGGGGAGTAAATGTCTGACTCCCAAATACGAACTGATTCAGAATATTAGCCGCAGCCTGTAGTGGAGCACCCTGATCTCCAAGTGCGCGACCTTCTTTCACCATCGTTACGATGGTATCTTTAATTACATTGCCTAGAACATGGTAATACGCATTCTGATCTACTCGTCTGAGCGCAGGGAGATAATTGTCGGCTATCTTATTGAATGCCTCTGGACTTTCTTCCCTAGCTGCGCGGAGAACTGAACTAATATCACCATTCATTACCTGACGTTCAGTCTGATCTAATATGCTCGCTTTTTCAGCGGCTAACTTAGCATCCTGAATCGTAGGAAATGTCTCTGTAAACTGTTGTTCCCTGTAATATGCTTTCTCAAGGTACGGGAAATCCTTGAATAATTTAGGATACTTTGCTAGAATTTCCCTACGCCTTACAGGTGTAGTTAATTCTAGTAAATCTTCTTCTGTTGGGGGCTTAAGTTCTTCTTCAAGTTCTTTAAGCTCGTCAACTTCTTCAGTTTCTTCTTCAGGATCTTTAATTTCAATTTCGTCAGTTTCCGATTTTTCATCTAATTCAAGAGTCTCTTTAGGAGATTCTTCCTCAGTATTCAATAATTCGAATGTATCTTCGTTAGAATCTGTAATTCCGCCTTCATTACCATCGGGCGGATTATTGAATGGTAGGTTCATTTTGTCCCTCTTGTAGTGGTTGTCCTGTGCTACCTTCAGTTCCACCTTGCGGCGGCATAGGTTGAGGTTGCATCATCATTTGTTGTTGCGCCATCTGCATCTGTTTCTGCATATCCATATCTTTATGCATCTTCATATGCAAAAGGACATTCTCGTATCCAGTAGGATTCTCCATTTTACATAATCTACCTGCATCACTCACTAACCAGCGTCTATCTATATCTGATGCAAGTATATGATCATCCACATCGAAATCTGGTTCAATACTAGGCACGCGCACAGGTGGTGGTGGAGGCATACCCATCATCATAGCTTCCTGCATCATCATAGGATCAGGAGGCATTTCAATAGGTTCACTTGAAATCAGTAGTTGAATTTCTTCTTGTTCCTTTATTCTATCATTTTCTCCAGGTATTACATACTCATTCAATCCGATAGCTCGTTTAATGAATGGAATATTCTCTGGAGTTAATAATGTCTGCATTATTGCTTCATTATTCATCTCGAATAGTTGCATAATGGAATCTTTCTGTTGATTCCACGTAATCGGAAGATTCTCATTAGCTTCTAGTTCGATATTACCTATTTTACCCTGTAGTTCAGCCATCCGAATGAATACATTGACGTAATTACCAAATTCATCTTTCTTTACTTGCTTTTCATCATCCTTCATTTCTTTCATATACATCGGGATGACTTTAGCAAATATCTGCTTCCACCACATCGTTAGCATTTTCCATGTAGTTTGCAGACGTTGTAACGCCTGCGCACGACTCATGCTATATTCAGATGCAGTACGCGATCCAGCCATTTGCCCACCAAACAATGAGGGCAAGGCACCACATACCAACTGACCAATTTCTTGTACCTTTTGTGCGAATGGTAGAACTTCCTTCGAAAGAGTCGCAGTTTTGACCTCATAAAATCCTTCACTCAGAGGTTTCCCGGATTTTGGAGTAGCAGGATATATTCCACCCGGTATGACTTCTGAATTACGATATGCATTGAAGTTGAGTACTTTAGGATCTGCAAAGGTCTGAGGTATTCCATGTTCAACTGTTTGCAACACAAGAGAAATGAGGTCATTGGTAATATCTTGTACCGAAGTGAGTAATAGACCGAGAGGATCAAAATGGATATAATCACTGAGGGGATTGTAAGTAAGAGTCCAACAATCATCAAGGTCTTCATTACACGCATGGGCAACTTGATCATTGACGACCACCACTTTACAACCGTCAGGAAATTGTTTCTTTAGGTCGTCGCATTCATCTTTGTTGAGGACGTTGAATGCACTTGGACGGAGCCAGCAGTTACGCACAGTAACATTGTTAATTGGGTGCTCTCCCCTGTACTGAGGTGAAGTACGGCCCCATTGTTCATATAAATCGTAATTGGAAGATCCCTCTTTGATAATTTTATCTCGCAAATCTGGGTATTGCTCAAGTACGTTGGAATAGTGCGTTTCGTAAGAATAGATAAGATAAGAGCATTCACCCTGCGTGCGTGCCCATATAGGAACCTTAACAAATAGTCCACCATATACTTCCATGCATATTCTGCTCTTAGGATGTTTCGTAATTCCAGTTAATTTCGTGATAGTGACTGTATTATTCCGAATTTCAGGAATTACCTGTGCTCCACATGTAGGACAAATCTCCTGACCCTGATCTACTAACATACCGGACATTATATCTTCGTCACCCGGCATGAATTTATCTACTCTAGGGGCTAGAACTACCTCATCTGACATTTCAGTCTGACAGATAGGACAGATTGACTGTTCATGGTATTCGGATTCGTCCGCGTAATGTTTTTCCTCGTATGTACCGTATGATTCATCCTCTTTCGGATAACAGTAACACGCGGTCATTCCTTCAGTAACAAAGACAAACAATCCATGTAACCAGAATAAAGGAGCATCATTATGTCTAAAGACTAATTCAGCTATTTTATTTCCGGCTTTAGCCGTGATTAAATCTAATGGATTGTCAGCATCATCAGGATAGCACGTAACAGGAGGTACAGTGACAGAAAGAGCAGCGATGATAGACTCAAGATAAGCGCGGTATATATTGACTGGCTTGTCGTAGTATCCTTGATCAGATTCCTCACCAGATCTTTCAGATTCGGGAATACGCCAATCATGCGCGACCTCACTATAGTATGTATGCTGAACATTCTCCCACATCAGCTTCATTCTACGCCATTGTCTTATCTGACGATCACGTACAGCTCTATCCTCATCGTCGAAATGATCGACAATATGTTTTAATAACCGTTTAGTTTCGTCGTCTAGTTCTTTAGCCATTACTGATATGCCTGTTGTCTTCTTCTCCTAGAACCACCGATAGGAGGCATTGGAGTGTATTCAAATACAGGATCATCATTTTCATCATAGTCAGATAGAGTTCTTACATCATATCCACCACGGAACGGCTGGTCTTGCATAGCATCCATCTTACCCTGACCGATGGACATAGCTAGATTTGGATTATTCTGATTAGATTGACCCATTACTGGACCCAACTCTCTACGCATACGACCCTGAAATCTACTTACACCAGGATCATCTACTCCTACTTCCCGTGGTTCTGGATTAGGATTATAATCCTGTGGGGCATTAGTCTCTGCTTCCTTACGCTCACTACGATCATCTAGTAGTTTCTTAGTAAGTAATGCGCCGCCAACACCTGCTCCAATACCTGCGATACCTTTAATTCCACCTAATTTATCTATGAAACTACTCTTTTTATTTGATGCTCCCTGGGGTGGTCCATAATTACCACCAAATTGTCTACTTCCAATTTCGGGTATTGAACCTTCTGATCCATACTGTTGTTTATCTGGATCATCATATCCAGTTACACCTAAATTACCAGCAGCACTAAGACCTGTTTTCAATGCACCCTGAAATTTACTAGCAGTTCCGGCTGCTTTCCCAGCTTTACCTAGCATTCCTACAGCACCTAGAGCATTAGTAGGTATAAACGATGATGCTAAACCCGCGTACCCACCTACTTTACCCAATACATCATCGAATTTACTGGGCGCGAGTCCTTTTGCTGCTGCTTTTTCTGCATCTTTCTGTGACCACTTCTGCACAGCCTTATTAGCCACGCTTGTGCCCATAAGTGATAGCCCACCTGTAAATGGTGCAGCTACATACGGTGCGGCTGTTAGGGCTATTTTCCCTAATTTATTCCAAAACCCCACATCACACCTACCTTACTGAAGGAACAGGCACATCTACGATACCGAAGGCGCGAAGTAGTAACAGTACACAAAATATCACCACAATGATGCGAATCACTAGTTGAATCGGGGGACTCATTGGAATATAGGTTTCAACTAGATAGAGACATAGACCTAGCACGACGAGAGTGAGAATTAAACTGATCATTTATTCTCTCCTAATGCTCCTGCATCGCCGTGACTAATACCCATTTCCATTTCTAGTTCTTGTATTTCTTGTGCTTTCTTCCTCAGTAATTCAGCTTGTTTTCTATCTTCAGCTTCTAACATTTGCTGTTTAACTCTCCACGGAATAAACTGTGGAGTTATTGCTTTGTATTCCTCTTTACTCTCTACTTCTACAGGTTGGGAGGGTGGAGCCAATGCCCTGCTTAGGAGTTCTTTACGCTCTACCTCGCTCTTATGGAGCTGCTCGCGTAAGACCTCACACACAGGACATGTATCTGGCTCCAACCCAAATATCTTTTCAATGATTCGTTTAATCATACCCACTTATCCGGAGTATTAGCACGTTCTGATGAATCTACTTCATCGATCCATTTACGACCTGATGATTTATCTGTAGGTTCAAAGAATGCATCCTTATGAGCTGGATGCATGAACTCGATCATAGCGTAATTCGCTACATCCATGAGAAATTCGGTATTACCCGTGCGCGCGTATTCATCTAACTTGGCCTTAAGTGTTGCTATTGCTTCTACTCTATTAGGAAAAGCATCAGCAACAGCACCATACTTGCTAAAACTCATCATCATACGATCTGCCATACCCTGAATGAACTTCAGTGAAAATTCAGATTCGGGTACTCGTTCTAACCAGTTAATTTTAATCAATGTCTGTACCTAGAGACTGGCTTAATTTCTTCATTAGACTCGACTTTAGCCATGTTTCTATAGAATGCAGTCCAATCCTGTGATGTACTGAGCTTGTTTACTAACGCTTCCTGCGCTTGGATTTTCTTGAATTCTGCATTACTCTCGTCAAAATACCCTTCCGCAGCATCGACAAGGTATCGTAACCCATCAATCGGATCGTCTCCTTCAAATTCTGCGATGTCTTCAGCAGGTTTATTTCCTTTTGGCTTATCATATGAGCACGCCTTAATTGCTTCCACCAAAACCGGAGCACAATCCTTAAATATCTGCAATTTTGGCAGATTTTTCTCAGGTTCTTGTGGAAGAAATGAATTCATGTACGCGCGATACTCTACTTCACCCCTATTACGCCATATCCACATTCCATAATCTTCATTGTACAGAGGCATCTCATTCTGATTCATTAGTTTAGGCTGCCACCGTAGGTATTCATGGATAAGTAGTTTTCCTGCAATCCTCGAACCGGGAGTGTTATTACTAAGTTCCACAGAGGTTCCCAATTCTTCTTCAATTTGCTGTTGGATTGTATGTTCCTGTCCTCTATCCTGACCAGCAGACTTACAAAATCTGATGAGACGAGGACTCTCCTTATCGATACATAACTTAACGTGTGGTGCCCATTCTGCGATTTTGGTCTTAACCCAATGTTGTTCACGATATATGTACACTCTCTTGTTTGGCGATATAGCCGCGTAACCTATCCACGTCATAGCCGCAAATCCCCAGTCACCAATTACTATTCTGGGCCACCACTGTGGGATTTCAAATTCAGGGATAACGTGAATTGCATTATCTGGCTCATCTTCGAACTTTCTATCACGGAATTCATCGAATACTTGACCTTGATACGCATCCCAATCACCTAATAATTTGGCTTTTCGTTCAGCCTCGATTGTGATTCCCTGAAGTGATTGTTTGTAAGTTGGGTCAATGTGCTTATTATCTTCGAGAGTCGAATGGATATAGATTCGTTTATTTCCACCCTTGCCGACGATAATTTTTCCACCCTTAGGATAAGGCTTGATAAATCGTTTATAGGTCCAAGTATGCCCAATTCCTCCGGGCATTCCAGCAGCGCGTGTGATAGAAGGTAATCCTGAATCTTTTGGAGCTCTATTGCGTTGGAAGGTGATGTAGGTATAAATCCATTCAGTAATCGAAGTAAGTTCGTCCGGAGTATACAGACATATTTGCATTGTATCGTATTGATGCACGTCATCTTCATTCTCACAATGACCTAGAAAGATCATCGCTCCTTCGTTAGTACCGCCTGTACCGCCATACTGATCGGTGCGTGGGAATGTCCAACACATCTCTGTCTTATTAAGTGTGGCCCCAAACTTCCTGTAGAGTTCACGAGATCTAGGTATAATCTCATTACGGAGTTCGGGATACGTGCGTCGCATAAATACTTGCTTAAATTTGGGATGTTCGTGCCATCGATGTACAATTCCATACAGCAACAAGACGTCTGATTTACCAGAACCAGCCCCACCGCCATAAAATGCTTCCTTTATCGTAGTAGGAATAGATAGAAATAATTCCTGTTTTGGCTCAGGCTTCCATTCATTACTTGAGAAAACAGGCTTCTTCTTATCTTCAATCTCAGGCATGATTACATGAATCCCGGCCCAATACCCGGACGACGCCTCAATGAACTATTAGGACCATACGCGGCTAATGCCTGTTGCTGTGCTTGTTCCCACGGATTCATCTGTGGCTGCTGTTGTTCCATTGGTGGTGCAGGTAATTGCTGCATCATTGGTGGCTGTTCCATTGATCCACCGAATGATTGATCCATAGCAGGAGGTTGGGGTAATTGAGTATTACTCATACCTATTTGTGGTGGTTGTCCCATATCCTGTCGTGGTTGGAAGTTCTGTTTCATCCTTCCAAAACCTCTATTACCTAATCCACCAGTCATCGCACCTGCCATTTGTCCTAATCCACCACCACCAGCTTTACCCATCATTCCACCCATCATGCCCTTTGATGGACCTATACCTGCTCCCTGTTGTGGATTCATTGCAGATGCTTGATCGCGAACCTGTTGAAACTTGTTCTTCTGCTGCATCTGCTGTTTATTCTTTTGCATACCCATTGCACCAGCAGCAGCACCCATCATTGGTAGTGGCATCTATTTCCTCATTCCTATCCACGGTCTAACTGTCTCGTATGGAAGTACACCCCAACGAACTTCAGGAATTTCACCTGTGAGGGGACAGTGATTACCAATTACATCTACTATCCATATCCCGGTATTTGAACTACTCGCTCTATAGGCTACTATATCCCTAGCGAGTGCGGAGCACTCTGCATTCTTACACAAGTATCCCCACCTAGTGTCCCTGACTTGTAGAGTGCGTATAGCCAAATCGAGGAAAGCCCAAGCGGATTCGCCATATTTCTCCTGACATGAATTAGCTAGTAGTGTTGGATTAGTCGTAGCGACTGACCTGACTACTTCCTCTCCATACGTAGGTAAAGGAATTACACTATTAGTCCCTGGCGGGTCGGTGGGAGTAGGATTATTACCTACATCAGATCCAGTTCTATCTGGATTATTGTTATTAGTAGCTGTATTAGTGTTTGTATTAGTTATTGTAATCGATGATCCATCTGGAGCTGAGGGAGCCGATGGAGTAGTTAGATTAAATGTCTGTTCACATCCTGATGTTGCTAATGCAACAGCTAGTAAAGTAATTAATTTCATTAGTTCCTTTTTAGGGTAACTAGAGTATTGGCTGTGGCCTTAACGAATCCACCTGATAGAGTAGCTGCACCACCTGTTAGAGTGACGGCAGTGTTGGCAGTAAAGGCCGAAGTATTAGATTGAGTGATGGTAGGCGCGGCTGCATCCGTGAATAAAGTAATATTCACAGCAGGGAGTGCGTATGTCACACCAGCTAACATCAGTGTTGGTGGACCGATGGGTAGTAGTTCTAGTGGCATTACTTCACCTTAACTACTGACGTTTTAGCCTCAGTTGAAAGTACAGCAGGCACTCCATCAGTGAATGTAAAGTTCATCGAGGCACTTGTCGTGCCATTGGAATTCTGGACTAACACAGGTACTACAGCAGGAGCCAACCACAGAGGCATATTCACACCTGTAGTAACTTCAGTAGCCGACACTAATGTAGTAGGTTCCTCTATTCCATTGAAATAGATTTTTGAACCCGAATCGAAATTACTTCCATGAACATGCAGAGTAAATGATGGATCTCCAATTTCTGCACTAGCAGGAGTGAGTGTATTTACTACAGGAACTTTTA